CCAAGGCCTCATAGCCGAATTCGAAGTCCCGACCACAGTTGTGGCGGTACCGGAAGAGGCTGCAAATGGCCAAGCCTAAACCAAAGCCGAAAACAGTAGAGGTACAGGTTATCCCAACAACAGGAACTTTCGTTTCTGTGTTTCGATCTGACCATCTGCTTTACGAAGCGCTCCAGATAGATGTCAAAAATGGACGCGTTATAGACGCCAAGATTATTTCTAGAGCCCCTGATTTCGCCGCAACAGCGATCGGATCGGCCAGCAAGGCCCTATGGAAGCACCACACCACTCAAAACCGTAAAGAAGTATTACCTGAAGAGGCGGCCGAATGAGATTCTTTCGATTTCTGAAAATCACAGACTCCGATAATACCCTTTCGCTCACTTCGATAGCCTTAGCCGTAGCCGTCGCCCTGGTAGCAGTATCAGCAACTTGGCCTACAATTGTGGCGCTCGCTCTAATCCTCGTGAACTACAACGCTAAGAAATACTTCGCAGTCCTGAAGGCATCCAAAGAAGCCGGCGACATAACCCGCATAGTAAGCCTGGAATTAGCCCTAGAATCCTTCAAAAAGGAAGTCCAGCGCATAGACGCTAACCAATCCTTTAGGTCTCTAAATGAACGATAAGAAATCAAAACCTATTTCTAAAGTAGGTGCCGATAGAAAACCGGCCAAAAAGAAAACTCCAGCCAAGAAGCGAGCGGGAAGACCGAAAGGCACTCAGAAAACCGGTGGGCGCAAAAAGGGAACTCCCAATAAGAACTCGTGGAATCTTCGGACCCAATTAGAAGATCTCGGCTTTGATCCGGTGGCTGAGATGGTTAGGATTTATAACGCCACCAGAAAAGATGCAGACAAATTCCAGCGGCTGATGTGGATCTTCAAATACACCTTCCCGCAGCTAAAAGAGTCGGAAATACCATCAAATCCCGTCGAAGAAATCCCTAATCCGTTTGCGAATCAATCAACAGATAATCTCTTAAGCATAGTGAAGAAGAAGTGACCCTTGACTCCGCTACAGATCAGAATCGCGACGCTGCTATACAAGAATTGTGGCATAGAGGTATCGTTGCGCCTTGGTATTTAAGAGAGCATCAATTTACGCTTTATGATCTTCTCCGCAATACGCTCCGAGATATTATCGTTCCCAACATCAGCCGCAGGTTTGGCAAGTCAACCACTTGCTGCGGCTATGTATTAGAAGAGGCGTTCACTCGCAAGCAAGACATTCGATATGCCACGGCCTTCCTAACTGACCTAGAAGGCTTCATTAGGCCTATCTTTGACGACATTCTATCTTCTTGCCCTGGCAGTATTCGCCCTAGATACAAAGAGTCAAAGAAGACTTACTACTTCCATAACGGCTCTACTATTAAGTTGATCGGACTAGACAAGAACCCCAACGGTATCCGTGGGAACGCTCTTGATATTCTGGTGATCGACGAAGCAGCTTTTGTTGCTAACCTCGAATACCTCTATAGATCAATCATCGTGCCGGCTACGGCAGACCGTAACTTTAAGATCATATTCCCAAGCACGCCCCCTGAATCACCTGAACACTTCTGGGCCAGAGAACTGGTTGAGAAAGCTAAAGACCGCGAAACTTACCTAGAGCTGACCTTAGATGACAATACAAGTTTATCTGATGCGGAAAAGGAAAGGCTCCTAGACGAAGTAGGCGGCAAAGATTCACCAACAGCTCAAAGAGAGTTCTTCTGCAAAATAGTAGTAGACGTAACCAGAGCGGTTGCACCTTCATTTGACGAAGAAAGACACGTAGCTGAATTCGAAGAGCCCTACATAAAATGGATCATATTCGGCGATCTCGGCGGCGTCCGAGATAAACACGCCTACCAAAAAGTAGGCTGGTCACACACCTTAAGGCGGGTTCTCATAGCAGACGAACTTACCTTTGAACCAATGACGCCAAGCTCTGTAATGGTCGAAAAAGTACAAAAGACCTGGCTAGACCTAGAAGTATATGCAGACAAACCCGGTCAAACAGCTGTCGATCTTTCAGCCTTAGGCATGCCAACCGGTGATGTAGTTAAAATCAGAGATGGCTTTGGCGCGGGAATAGCTAACTTGAATACCGCGCTCCACAACGATGAACCCTTAATCCATCCCAGATGCGAACTCCTAATAAGAACGCTTAAGGGCGGGCTACTCACTAAGAACAGAACCGATCACCTTAGAACAGAGAGCTTCGGCCACAACGACCACGTAGCTTGTATGCAATACGCCCTTAGGGGTGTCGATAGAACAACAGACCTAAGGCCCAAACCTCCTAAATCGCTAATTTTCACCTTACCCAAACCGGAAACCTCCGGCCTACAAGGATTAACCCATGACACAGACGAATGGTAAACAAGAATACTGGGCAGCCAAACCCATTGAAGAAATTGCCCAAGCAATAGAAGACAAGTTTGATTCTTACACTCAGTGGGGAAAAAATACGGGCTACTTTCACCGTATTGAAACCAGCTACAACACTTTCTATGGCTTTAATTCAGAGGGCTCGCTCAAGATAGCTAGGTCAGAAGCCAAGGGAAACAAAGCTAACCTGAACCGCTATCAATCAATCCTGAAGCGCCTGCACATTATGGTAACTGAGCAAAAGCTAGCATTTGACCCTAGGGCCAAGAACTCCGACGCTAAGAGCCAGATAGAGTCAGACCTGGCTCGTGGGATATGCGAATACTACAACGATGAAAAAGACATGAACGGCGCTTTCTCTGAAGCTGTATTAGGTGCTTTGATCCAGCTAGAATCCTATGTCCATTCACCCTGGGATTTAACAGAAGGCTACGAGCTTACGGTAGACGAATCTAACATCATTCGTTCAGGCGACCAGATGTTCGAGACTCTCACGCCTTTTAACGTAGCTAAGAACACTGCGTCTAAAGAAACCAACTGGAACATCATTAGATTAAAGGTAAATAAATTCGATACAGCAGCACTCCACCCAGAGTTCTCAGATGAAATCCTAGCTTCCTCCCTAGATCACACTAACAAAATGCACGAAAGCGCTAACCGAGATCTAAACAACGAAGCCTCAGAAGACACAGATGATTATTGCTGGAAGTACATTCTCTATCATTCAAGAACTCCTAGTATGCCTGTGGGGCGAAAGACTGAAATAGTAGCCGGCCAGGTGCTCGATGACAGTGAGCTAGACTACGAAGAAATCCCCTTGTACCGTCTAACAGCCGGAGAAATCCTTGATACAGCTTTCGCTGATTCACCTGGCATAGCGCTTCTCCCGCTCCAAGAAGCTTTATCTACTCTGTTCTCAGCGATGTTAACGAACAACCTAAACAACGCTCTACAACTCGTGTGGTCCCCAGACCCAAACATGAAAATTGGCCCAGCGGAAAACGGGCTAAAGAAGGTAACTTCTACTGCTAAGCCAGAAGGGATTAACCTAACCGCTAGTGCTAGCGAAAACTATAAGATGATGGAATTCATTGAATCCAGCGAAGTTTCTCTCAGCGGTTTGAACGATGTAGCGACGGGTAACCCTGGAGCTAACGTCAAAACAGCCGGCGGACAAGCTCTAGCCCTAGCTCAGTCCTACCAGTTCATCTCTGACCTTCAAAAGAACTACGCAAAGCTAGCGGGCGACGTCGCCACTTGCTTAGTGAACAATATTAAAAAATTCGCGTCAGAAGAGATGACCGCCTACATAACGGGCTCTACTAAAAAAGGTCAGATCAAGAAGTTCAAAGCAGAGGACTTGATAGACGTAGAGCGAATCTCAGTAGACCTAGGCAACCCCTTGACTCAGTCCTACGCTGGCCGCAGCTCGCTAATACAAGGCTTCCAGCAATACGGGATTATCAAAGACCCTAAGCAAATCATTTCGTTCCTAGCTACTGGTAACTTAGATCAAGTCATGGAGGATGATTTCAATGATGCGATTCTAATCCGAGAAGAAAACGAACAACTCAAACGAGGTGAAGTACCTCCAGTGTTCTTATTAGACCGCCACGTCGAGCACATCATGGAACACAAGAAGGTTTCAGACAGCCCGGAAGCTCGTGAGAACCCAGCTTTGATGGAAGCAATGCAAGCACACATAACCGAACACATAACAATGATGAGAAACGTCCCACCAGATCTAGCGGCAATACTATCAGGCCAACCATTACCACCTGAAAACCCGCCTAAAGGACCGCCGCAAGGGCCAGCTAACCCACAACAGCAACCACAAGGCCAAGAAATGCCCAAGCTACCCGAAGGAACTCCTGCTCAAACCCAAGCTAGCTATCAGCAAAATAAACCATTACCACCACAAGGATGATAAACCATGTCAGACGCACCAGCACCAGCCGCTCCAGTAGCGGGATCACCAATGTCAGAAGCTCCAAGCGCTACAACTGAAGCTCCACAGGCAGAATCGCAAGAGAAGCCTAATACCCAAGAATCTAAAGAAAGCAGCTCTGAATCCCCCAAGGCAGAAGGCGAGAAGAAAGAAACGCCAAAAGCTCCTAAGTACCGCAAAATCAAAGTGGGTGACGAAGAGATATCTCTGTCAGACGAAGACATAGCTAGGGATTACAAAAAGTGGAAAGGAGCTGACGCTAAGTTTCGCGAAGCAGCTGAAGCCAGAACAGCCTCTGAGAAGTTCATGGAAGAGTTCGTTAAAGACCCAGCAAAGATGCTTGCGGATAAGCGCCTCCCTTTCGATAAGAGAGCTTTAGCTGAGAAGTGGATGATGGAACAATTGGAATCAGAACTTAATCCGCCTGACCCTAGAGACCAAAAACTAACAGAAGCTGAGCGACGGCTTAAGGAATACGAAGACCGGGATAACGAACAAGCTCAGACCAAGGAACAAGAAGAAACGAAAAAATTCGTAGAATCCCGCAAAACTGCCATAGGCGAAACTATTCAGAAGGCTATGCAATCAACTCACTTGTCAGCTAACCCAGAAACAGCTGCGGCTACTATGCGTGAGATGGCTGTATATATGCGTGCTGCTAAGGAAGCTGGTGAAGACGTATCCCCTGACGAACTGGTAAAGCATATCCACAATTCAAGGTTCCAACAATTCTATACGTTGGCCAATCAATTTGAAGGTGACGACCTGATCGGGTTCCTAGGTGAATCGGTAGTTAAGAAGCTTAGGCAAGCAGATCTAGCCAGACTCAAAAAAGGCAGAGAACCTAAGCAACACAAATCAGACTCTTGGGCTAACGCCGAATCAAGCAAGCCCGCTAAGAGAATGGACGCTTATGAAGCCAGAGAAATGGCTAGGAAAAAGCTAGGCTTATAAAATAATCCCATAAAATTCCCCTACGCATCAGCAGGTATAGTGTAGGGCTCCTATCTCTTTGACGCTGCCCCACTAGTTACCAGTGTATTTTCTTAGAACCTATCTTCGGACGCTTCTACTCCACGAAAAGCACACAAAATCCACTTTTCAAGACAGTTTCAGCTTTCAAACCAACTAATTCTTAGGAAAATATACTCATGGCTACTACAAATACCCCAACCACATTGGCTTCGCGTCTTAAGGAAGTCTACCCAGACGGTCCTTCTTCATTAGTTCCAAACACAAATGAGCTTCACGGCAAACGCCTCAAGTTCAAAAAAGATCTTAAGCAAGGCGAAAAGATTCGCTTTGATATGCAGCTCTCAGGTGAGCAGGGATTCACGACTGGACAAGGTGAAGTAACCCTTAACGGCTCTGTAGCTCAAACATCAGAGAAAGCTGAAGTAGACGCTTACAGTGTTGTCCTTCAGTCTAACGTTTCTTATGATGCGATCACCCGCGCTCAGTCAGACAAGCAAGCTTTCGCTAAATTCACTTCTGAGAAATACATTCCAGCAGCTGAGAGCTTCCGTACACGATGCGAGATCCTTTCAATGGGATACGGTCGTCAAGGGTTGGCAGTAGTTGATAGTGTTTCTG